TAAGACCCTTGCAGCCACTAAGATCGCATTTTTATCACCAATTAATAGGTCGTTATAATCTATATCTGATACTATAAGAGATTTTAATAGCTTATCTATTACTACTCCGGAAGCTATAAAATTAACATTAGTAAGTATATCTTCTTCTTTAGCTGTCATATACTTCATTTCAATAGTACCTGAAGATAAAGGAGACTCTTTAGGATATAATAAACCTTTAGAAGGTAACTCTACAACCTCGGTTGGGAACTGAAACTTATTTTCCATTATTTGTAATTAGTTAAAACTTATTTATTATAAATATATATGAATAAACTTTTTTATAACTGAGCAACTTTATATAAAACTACTCCAATATGTAAACCATTTGATGATTTAACTGTATATTGAAAAATTTGACCTGATTGATTATTAGCTAATACTGATCTAACGTGTTTAGCTTTATTAATTGCTATTTGACTTGATGCTGAAGGACCGCTAGCCACGTAACCAACATAAGGAGCATTATCTACCATAATATAAAACTCTCTCTCTTTAAGAGGCTTCCTAGATAAATCGCTATATTTTTCAACATTACTTTTAAAATGTTTTTGAAAATCTTGAATGCTATTAAATTCAGTCTGATTAGCATTTTGAACTACATTTACTATTTTACTTCCAGAATCTTTAGCTCTGTTAAATAATTGAGCTTGTGCAGATTTAGGAACACCAGCTGCTGCTGCCAGACCAACTAATGCAGCAATAGTAAGATTTTTAACAATTCCTTCATCAACGTCTTCTTCTAAAATAATATCCGATAGTTTCATATCTATAAATATAAGAAAAGCCGGACATTCCTGCCAGGCTTTCCGTTGTGTATTAATATACTTTTATTTTCTTAGTAGTTTAGAATACAATAATCCATTGCCATAGTTACTGATAATTCAGCTACTTCAGAACTACCCCAGTCATACTCTCCAAAATCGGCAGACTCTATAAATGCTCCTTTTATAATCCATTCTCCTACTATATCACCAGCAGGTCCTAATTGATTTAAAGTAACATCTTTTTTATAATTATCAGAGTATCCTGCTCTTCCTGTTACAGATTCGTAAGAAGATCTTGCCCATTCCATTACTGCTTGAGCACCAGAAGGAGTAATCGGATCATATAAAGTAATGTCTATAGCATCCCATTCTCTTTTTCCTCTTATCTTTCTATAACTATTAATATGGTCAAGCTTTATTACTTCGTCTGTAAAAGATGGAGCAGAAGCTGTTTTTACCATAAAAGAAGGAATATCATCGAAATACATTACAAAGCGATTTGAAACTTTTGGTTCAAAAGCTCTAAACATTATCTCGTTTGCGTCTAATACTGCCATTTTTTTCCTATTTTAATATAAATATACTAGTTAAAAATTATACTGTAAAACTTGCTCCCGTAGGTTCAATTGTAAAGTCTAGTACTATAAACTCAGCTGTTTTAGCTGGTTGAATAAATACTTGACCTACTAATTGATTTCTATCTATTACGTCGGCAGTGTTATTAGTGTCGTCCATTACTACTCTGTAGGCAAATAATCCTTGTCTCTGTACTACTGATTCTAGGTAAGGATTAACTGCTGCTAAGAATCTATTTCTTGTATTAATGGTGTTTTGCTCGAATACTAAGTTTCTTGCTTGGTCTCCGAAGAATTTCTTTAATTCAATAAGTAATCTTCTTACGTTAATTCTATCAAGTGCAGTTGGTCGTTTCTGTAGAGTCTTTTGACCGAATACTGAAATGCCTGATCCTGGGAAGGTAGCAATTGGGTTAACGTTACCATCATATAATGCATCACGTTGGGCTTTGCTAACTTTTCTTTCGGCTTGAATTACTCCAGGAATACCACCTCTATTAAGACCGGCAGGTGCAAACCAAGGAGCTGCTGCATTATCATTAGCTGCATATACTCCAGGTATTACTACTGATGGAGGTACGAATTGATTCTTACCAGTTTCAGTACCTACTTGTAGATATGGGTAATAAGTAGCTGCATATGAACTATTTAGTACATCTGCTTTTGCTACTACTGCTGCAGGTGCCTCTCCGTAATCTGCCGTATCTAGTACAAAGATACAATCTCCTCTAGTCTCGGCAAGAGATATAAGGTTATTAACCTGAGTTGAATGAACGTCTGAAATAAGACCAGGAGCTACTATTACTTTAAACTGGAAATCATCTGTATTTTCTAGCAAAGTAATTGCTGAATTATAGTTAGCTCCAACTAACCCTTGAGAATCCAAATTAGTAAATCCGTTATAATATACTGAACCTGATTGATCTATTGCTCCTGTAGCACCATGGAAAGATCCAGATCCTACTATTGGTAAAGAAGCACTATAGCTAGCACCTGCTGCGTCAGTTAGTACTGTAGAACCGTCGTTACCTAAATAGTTTAAAGTAGGTAATGCAACTGCTTTGACTCTAACAAAGTTAGATTTGTTAATATACTCACCAGTTACTGATATATAATCTCCTGATAAGCTCTTTACTTGATTACCTATAGCACTTTCGATGTAGTTATTAGAATTAGGATCTAAAGATAAATTATTAAAAGTTTCTAATACTACTTTTTCTTTATTGTTATCGTCTCCTCTTCTTACTGAAAGAGTAAAGGTTCCTTTTGCATTACTGACGTTAGATATTTCCCATCTTAAATTATCTATAGAACCTGTCATTAAGGATCCGTCAGCATTTTGCTTACCTGAATCACTAGCTGCTGTAGAATTATTATAGATAACTCCTTTGCCTAGAGTTTCTAATTCGAAAGGCTGACTGCTTGCTTTATCAGAGGCAGAAATATGAGTATTACTAGCTGCTTGAAAATTTCCATTTACTACTCTAGTAACTAGGGCAGTAGAACCGCCTTGGTTAAAAAAGTTTCTTACTGAAATAGAAGTCAGAAATTCTTGTTTAGTTGACCCTGATTCGAAGGTAGAACCAAAAATTCTTTGATACTGTCCGTAAGAAGTAACTACTGTTGGAATCTCAACGGGACCTTTGACTGTAGGACCAATAAAGGCGGTTCCGGCTTCGGCGGGTGCAGGTGCAACAAAAGATAAATCATTCTCTCTTGTAAATACACCGGGTGAAATAATTGTTTCTGCCATTTTAGGGTTAGTTTAAGTTCTAAAAATCTTATATATAAATATCTATATTTCTTCCAAAATAATGTAGTAATTTCAGGAAGACTCTTAAATAAATAGAACTTAAAAACAGAAACCGGTTACCTTATTCTCTATTCAGCCGAAGTATCTACTTCTTCAGCCTCTGGTATATTTAGATTCGGAAGTATATTATCACCAGGAGCTGGTACAAAAGTACCATCTTGTAAGTTTATAGAACCGTCTCCATATTTTTCAGATAAAGATTTAACTAGATCTTGTTCAGCTTCTTTTAGAGCTTCTAAATTAGCATTTGCTCTTTCTTCTCTATCCTGTAGTGCTAGTTTAGCTAGATGAATACTACCAAATTCTATAGTAATATTTTGAGAAACTTGTTGAACGTTAGCAATTCGTTGTAATTCTTCTTGATCTAATGTTATTGGATCTGCCATAGTTAAGTTTTATTTAGTTATAACGTTTGTATTATATAATTATCTCTTAATATAAAAAATATATACTTAAAGATCAACTAAGACCTGCTCGATAAGTAACTATTGATCCAGATATGTGGCTAGGAAGGTCGTCAAGACTTTCTCCTATCGCTCTAACTTCTCGATGATGAGATTTAGATATTACTGATCCGCTGTCTGTTACTATGGTAGTTAATCTAAGAGACACACTACCGTCTTCTGTTAAGTTTATTTCTGTGTATTTTTGTTCTTTTTCTAACATAATTTTATGTGTAGTATATTATTGAAAACATAAGAGCATTGTCGTTCGTACCAGTATCGAAATCGGTACTATTAAGAGCATTAGAAGTTCCGTTAGCAGAGGTTCTATATCTGAAACGTATTCTTGTACCTGAAGAGGCATTTTCTAAATACCCTATTGTTGGGTGATCACCTGCCCATCCATTAGATTCTCCAACGTTTACTGCAAAATAATCGTTAGCTACGGGAGTAAATGGAAGTCCTGTCATATATGCAGTAGCCGGAGAACCAAATCTTAATACTGCATCTGTTCTAACATAAGCACTAACAGTAACTAAATTACCAACTCTAGTATAATGTGCGTTAATAACATCCATAATTACAGTATCAAAATCGGTAGAACTCCATTGAGGCGACCAAGTACCTTCTTCATAATCATCTAGTAATTCACTAGACATTCCTGATGCTTGAGTGGTAGCACTAAAATCTATACCGTATCCGCTTGATACATTTAAATTACCGTCAGTAATAGTAAGGTCAGTACCATCATAGGTCAAATTAGCTTCTGCGTTCATTGCATCGGTACCAGTAGCAGTAACTACTCTGTTATTAGAACCGTTAGTCATAAAATCTGAAACATCTACTGACAAAGTCTTTGCTGTACTACCGTCAAAAGTAGTACCAGAGTTTAAGTCTAGTCCAGTACTTATAGTAAGAGCATTAGTAGTTGTACCGATTGTAGTAGAAGTAAATGCATTAGAACCTAATTCTCTTGTACCTACTACATTAGAACCGTTAATCATTAAAGCAGTCGTTTCTGAACCTTGGTTGCTTAATCCAAGCATTTTAATACTACCATCAGCTCCGGCTGTTCCAGAACTTCCACCTGTTATAGTACCACCAGCTCCGGCCTTTAATATTAAATTACCTCCATCTGCTGCATTGTTACTTCCACCTGGAGCATCATTATCACCACCTTTACCACCAGCTATTGTCAAATCTCCGCCAGTTTGGCCACCAGGAACTCCTCCTCCATCTTCTTCGTCAGTAGCGTCAACAGGGTTAATAAAAGTAGCGTCAGCTGTAGCACCAGCACCTTCAGTTGCATAAATAATTAGACTATTTTCTACCTGTAAAGTTTCATTAACGTCTATCCTAGAACCATTTAATTCAACAGTACTGTCAGCTTGTAACGTTAAAATACCGTCTGAGTCTATGAATATGTTTTTATTTCCAGATATCGTTTTTAAAGTTAACCCTCCACCGGTGCCGTCATAAAAAAGTTCACCTATGGTAGTAAATCCTGAACCAAAAGGATATGCTCCTGTGGTACCTTTAAATAGTAGTTTTGAACTATCACTAGCTGTAGAGCCTTCAGGAGCGTTGAGAAATAATCCACTACTACTAATAATATAATTTCCAGTAGCATTAGTTATTAAGCCATCAGAAGTAGCTATAGTTAAGCTACCGCTTATATCTACATTCGAACCAAATCGAGCTGTAGAATTAGCACCATCGCTTAATACCTCAAATATAGTTCCTGTACCGGCTCCTGCTTCGACGATTTTTAATCCAAATACGTTACTAGTTACTTCTCCTAAAGTTACAACATCTTTTGGATTCGAATCCCTAACTTTTATTGCTCCATTTCCAGTAGAATCTAGCTTAATACCTTCAGTACTTCCTCCTAATTTAGAAATAGTTGAACTATCGATGGACCATCCGGCTATATTACCAGCTGTAGTAGCAGTTATGTTTGTAGCAGTTAAGTCCCCTGTTAAAGTAACGTTTCCAGAACTATTTACAGAAAAGTTTGGAGTACCTGAGGTACCTATAGATAGATTACCGCTTCCATCTACTCTTAAAGCAGTTTTATCAGCTGCATTTAATCCAACTATCATTTCGTCGCCAAAGGCAGCTAGTACAGTTGTATTATTCCTTATATTTACCCCGGTGTCGGCATCTATGAATACATTACGTTT